ATAATCTTTTTACGCCGTAGCCAATCTATGTTTCTATCTCTGATACCCATGATAGTTCCTTTCTATAACCCGTTTACGTCGGAGTCACGTTTAGTAAGATTCAGTAGCTAGATTTGGATCAATGGGATCAATCTCATAATGATAAATGATATAAACACTACAAGCTCCAGAGCTTGCTGTTTTCATACTAAGCTCTTGATTTACTTGTGGATGCCGTATACTCGCCCCTGCTGGAAGAGTCAATGAGCTATTGGCCGCGACATAATGAGGCCCGAATAGATCAATAGCGGCAGAGCCACCGCCGGGGTCATAAGTACTCTCTATACTGACTATCTCAGCCGCCAAGCAAGTGACGATCAAGGAGTCAATAACCGAGGTATGTCCAGCCCTTGCAGGCACTAATTGTTTGGCAGTATTAAAATCAGTTGCTGACTTTGTAAACTGAAAGTATTCGTACCTGTTGTCCCTGTCTCCCACTAATTGAGTGGGTAGGACCGCCGCTTCTGCCATTGAATTTCTCCCGATAAAGAGGGGCTAGGAGTCATCCCAGCCCCTCTCTACTATTTACCGACTAAGGTCACGGATAACGAAGTGCTTGGAAGCATCAACGGTACCAAACTGACCATAGTAGAAAAGCGTAGCATCATAAGCCGCTACGTCCTGACGACGATGCAGAACATTGCCATCGGTGTCATCGAAGTCCCAATCAGCCAACTGATACATCGCCAACTGCGATTCATCAAGGCCGAAGAGGAAATCGGTGTCAACAGCATCAGCACTTGTGCTGACCTGACCATAACGAGGACAATCACGATCCCAAACGATGGGAACACCCGCCCAAGAGATAGCCGTAAAACCACCGGGCAGATCCATCGAAGTGCTGTAACGCCGATCAGGAGTCATCATCTGACCGATCTTACGCCACTGCGTGGAACTGGTGATCATAAGACTGATCTCCGCTTCCGAGTTCTCCTCAGACTGCAACAAGGCGTTATCCAGCAGATCTTCAGAGATCCCTCGCGCCGTGCCGCTGTTGCCAAGGACTGTAGAGTTCCATTCGGGATAAGTAGCCCGAACAATACCCTGCAAGGTTGACGCATACGTGCCATCGTCAACAATGCCCAACAGGCCCATCATTTCGTTGCCCCGGTTGCCGTTACGGAAAAGATAGTCATCATCTGCAATAGCAGTAGAGGTTCCGGTGACAGTCACCGCAGTGCCGCTGGTATTAACAGCGGAAACGGTCATGTCCCCATCGTGCTGACTGCCGCCCGATTTTGCCGTAAAGGCTTCGATAACCATGCCGATCTTTATCTTGTGACCGGCTGATACCGTAAGCACGCCACTGCCATTATCAGCGGCAGTGCAAGCCGCTATCGTACCCGTCCCATCGCCAAAAAGCTGACGATTGACATCATTACGCAAGTCCCTGCGGATACCGTCCATCTCCGAGCCGATAGCACGGATGAAGGAACCCCGGTCATTGCGGCTGGCCTGTATAACCGGATGAGTGACGCGCACCGTGCCGTAGTTGTGAGCATACCCTATGATCAGTTCGATATAGGTCTGCGACTGCGGCGTAGGCAAGCTGGGACCGCCATCGGCATCAGCGCGTGCGCCAATAGCCTGTGACGGACGAATATTAACCGGGAGACGGGCATGTCGGCCCGAAACATCGGTCTTGGACGTATCCCTCTCCAACCTCGTCATCAACACGCGCTTCTCATTGATGGTCGAAGTCAGTCGAGGGAGATAAAACTCCTTAAGGGCGGCATTAAACGCATCATTACCATTAGTATGCGTTACTGCCGAACCTAGATAAGTACTAGCCATTATTAATTGCTCCTACCGCCTCCCATCACTTTGTCCACTGCTCTGTCCCCTGCGGCGAGAAAGCTCTTCACCGAATCTTGGAAATTCTCAGACTTGAAGTCCATGTCTTTCCGCTTCGGGTCTCGAAGCTGGTTCTGAAAAGATTCTACCGCAGACTGACCAGAGACGCCATGCTGAACTGGCGGTGCTGATTGTTCACTGGATTGCTTATCCTGCACATACTGAGTCTCCTGCTGATGACCAGTACGGAGGCGCTCGTTGTTCACCTCACGAAAAAGAGCCTTAGCGTGATCAATACTGAAATCATTACCATACCGCTGCATACCACGCGAGGAAACCGCATCGCGCATCAACCCCTGCATAAATGGATCGGTCACACCAGCCTGTGAAGCTAGGTTATCCATAGAGGAATTATAATCACTCACGGTTTTCTCATTGGCGTTTTGCGATACCTGCTGCTTAAGCCCATAAAGCTCCTTTGCCATCGGTATTACAGCCTGTTTCAGCTTGTCGTCTGCGACTTTACCCGCAGTCTCTACCAAAAACTTAACCGCCCCGGCATCGAGGTCTTTATTGGCCGCTAAGATCTCCTGCTCGATATCTTGAGGGGCTTGCTGCTGTTGGGCGTTTTGAGCCTGACCCTGCTGAGCCATCTGCCCTAGAACGCCCTCCAACTGCGCGACCCTCTCCCGTAGTGCTTGAGCGTCTCCAGTAGATTCCGCTGCGGGAACTTCTCTGGCCTCTGTCTGCACTGGTCCTTCCTGCGGTGCTTCTTCCCGAGCCTCACCGACACCCGTTGCCTGATGATAGAGATCATCAAACACCGACTCATCGACGGTTTCGGGCTGTGAAGTAACCTCTTCAGTAACCTGTGCTTCGACAGGTTGCTGGTTGGTGGCTTCTGACATCACATTCTCCTTTTATAAATACGTGTTTTACTTGCTATGCTCATCGCTGCTGTGACGGCTGGTTGCCCATAGCTCCGGTCTGCGCCATGCCTTCAGTCGCACCCTTGGGCGCACCCTTCGCTGCTTGTGCCGCCATCGTTGCTTTCTGCTGCTCCTGTTGCATAACCTGTTGGTGTATCTGCGCCCGTTGACGGATAGCATCCTTGACGCTCTCCTCCAGCCCTTCAAAGTCAGAGGTAAGCATGTAGTCCTTATAGACAGAAAACTGTATAGCATGACTGTCGATAGGCTCAGGAGGAGGCACAGTCTCGCCATTCTTAAGGCGCTCCAGATACCTACGCGCTTTCTTGGCATCCAACGAATACTCAGAGTCGAAGCCTTCTATCCCCAGCTTCTCCAATATCCTCCCGCGAATAGCAGGATTGCGTATGTCTCCCAGCAATCCTTGCTGTGCCGCTTGCATAACCTTCTGACGCTTAGCCGACTCAGAGAAGTCCATGCCGATACCGACCCGCAACGTCATATCAGTTGCTTGGATGAGATCCGCACCCTCATAATAAAAGCTCTCCAGTTCGCTGTTCTCTCCCAAGAGCTTGACGATACGAGGCTCTTTCCAGTACTTGGCGATATTGAGGAGCTTCCTACGCTCATGCTCTGCTAAACCGCTGCGCCATAACTTCACGATAGGGCCAAACCTACGAAAAGCTTGCTCCTGTATCGCCTCTATAGCTGCTCCCGTCTCCGGCCCCGGCGGCACATCGCCAGAAAGGACTTCTCTAGCACCCGATACCATCTGCATATCGGATTTCATCATCTCCCGCTCTTGGATAACCTGATTCGGCAACGGAACACCCTGCATACGCTCAGGCTTGAAGCCACCCGAAGTAGAGGGAGTCCATCGAATTACCAGACCAGAGCGACCATCCACCTTGCTTACTCCCGATCCTTCCGGTACAAGCCACTGATTGGATACCATCTGCTTGCGATTCTGAACAACATGGGAGTCGATAGAGTTGATACGCTTCTGAAGCGGAATAATATCTCTCAGCAGAGAACCACCCCAGAAGGAACCCGGTATATTGCGGTATTTAAGGTGAGTATAGGGCAGCGACTTATTAGGCGAGTCGAGGCTGCCCTCATACAGGATATTGCCATTGGCAACGATGATGAGGAGACCCCTGTTCCATCTTCGATCTGGCACATGACGAAAGAACTTGACTAAGACATGATCTTTATTCTCTTCGCGCTCTGGCTGAAAGAAGGTCTGCAAAGCCCCACCATAGATACCACCATGGTCCTCATACTCAAGGTTCTCAGAGACGACCTTCTCAGCCTTCTTACCGAAGAGCGACTTGACCCGATCCAGATCCATAGGATCGACCTCGATAGCGTAGCGCACCAGATCCATAGAACGGGCTGGCATAGGATAGAAGTTCATAGGCGAAATAACATTCTCGCCTATATCACCCAATGAGTATTCATCATAGACAGGCCGCCCCGCCTCATCCACCTCTTCTTCTTCCCTATCCATATAGACAGGACGACCCAGATCATCGAGAGAATGGACCTGACCTTGGGTAAGCACCTCGCCGCATTCGCGGCATCGCTCCAAGCCTGTAGCCTTGGGGTATGTCGCGCCGCAGTTGAGGCACTCAAGGATGTCATCCTGAACAGCTACAGAGGAGATCTTCTTGCGTGGTTTGCGGTGCCTATTCCCTGCCTTGGCATCCCACGTAGCAGAGATAAAAGCATTGCCCGTTGTAATCATCCACAGGGCAGCGGGGATAAGAATCTTTTCTTCGGTGCGGAGACGTTGAAACTCTGAGTGGAGGATACGCTGCGCCGCCCTTGCGGCGTCTACATCGGGTAGATCCTGAGTGGCAGGATCTACGATAGGCATGATATCCCCCGAAGTGAAGATATCGAGGATACGATCTACATGCTCAACGACAAGGTTGGTGACCGGTGTTGGCACCCACTCATCCAAAGCGTGCTTGACAAACCTTCGTGCATGAGGCATATAGCGGACCCATTGGTCACCGCCATAAAAGTGAATAGCCTCTTTAAATTCTTGCTCTAGACCCAGACGAGAATGAGAGAGATAGTTCCAAGAGTCCTCTACGAAAGAGAGAACCTCCTCCTTGCTCTTGGGTCTCTTCTCTACTGAAGAAACGGGAGCGCCCGATCCAGACCCATCCTCTTCCATTCCAAACACAGCATACCCCCAACATATAGTATATACATATAATGTTGGTAATAGTGCTTAAATGGTCAAGCACTATTTTTCAACGACCTTGGGGCGCACCATAGCCAGCAACGGCTCAAGGGCAGCATCGTCATAAGGACTGGGGCGATCTTCATTGATATAAGCCATCTCTTCGGAGCGTTCAGCCCACCAGTTCATGCCATATTCGCACAAGTCTTTCCATACAGATGGAGCCACGAAGTAGGTTCCCGACTCAGGGAAATACCATATAGCGTCTTTCTCCTGATCTGGGACTACGATGAAATGAGCTTCCGACGTTACCACCGGAGCCATATGAGCGATCATCCTATCCCACCCTTCTAACTTAAGAGGACGACTATTTATTTCGTCTTCCTTTTTAGCCGCGACAATACGCGCCCTCGCCTCATCCCTCTTCGTATCTTCCGTGCCGGGGCCATGCTCTCCCGTACCGGCTGTGTTCTGACCCGCCATCTGTATTATCTTGCCATCGGCGGTAACTACAGAGCAGTCATTGGGGTTGGCATCGGCCCCTGTGCCAATAAAATGACCACTTTGACCCTCATTCATCCCTATCCTTGCCATTTAGTAGGTATCTCCTTCTACCTCGCCCACAGAACTGGACGACTCCCACTGCTGTGGGGTAAATAGGTTCACTTTGCCTTCCATCTCTGCCTGTAAGTGGTTGTAGCGCACCGAAGTAGCCAACTGCTGGTGCTGCTTGATCAAATACTCCCTCTCCTTGCGCTCATAGTTCAG